TAACTCCAAGCACCAGTTCCGGCCGCGCTCTTCCTATGCACATAACCACCTATACTGTAAATTGTATATCCATCGGGATGGTTTGGTGCTGGGGTTTTTTCAAATTCATTGATAAACGCCTGAAAGTTATCTGCATATGCAGTTGCAATATATGTGCTCTTACCATTTTTAGTTGTAATTTTTGAAAGTCTTTCGCGGTTTGTTGCATCGTCGGCAACTTCACCCTCGTTCATGGCCTTACCATGATTTGAATGTTGTGCTGTGCCCTGTCCAGCGCCTGCATTATCACTGGCACCTGTATCAACACCAACGCCGCGAGCATACCTGCTCACATCTGCCTCGCCCTGTGTGGACGCTCCAGGCGTCCTCTCATCAGTCGATGGATAGAGTCCATCACCGGACCCTGTAGAATTGGGCCCGGGCTTTCCATAAACAGTACCCCAAATAATTGCGTCCTGTCCCATCTCCCCATCTCTAAAAAATCCCATAACCCAAGAGCCTGGAAGCGCACCTGTTGGCGATTGTCCTATACCAGAAATGGCAGCAGAAGTAATTGGCATAAGTGCTGCACACCAAGGAAGTTGGTTTGTAGGCAATTCGGATTTATCGTCTGTGTGCCAACCAAAAATTCTAACTCTGACTCTACCTAAGGCTTCTGGATCGACGACATCCTCAATAATTCCTTGCCACCACGTCAAACCTTCGCGTCCCGTAAAATAATTCATTTTGCTCTTCCCGACGATTTGACATCACCTTTTGGCACTGGTTTTTCTTTCGGCAACTCTGTGTTGAAAGAATCTTTTACCAATTCCAAGTCTTGTTCATATTTTCCAAGTAATATCCTATGCTGAATTGCAGTGATAAGATATTTTCCACTATAATAATCGTTAGTTTCGTCTGGGTCGGTGGTGCTATACGAAGGTATTTGCAATTCTATCATGTCACCAACAGTCAATTTATGATCTCCAAATATAGTAATTCTACTTTTAATATTCCTCATTAGTTGTTGAAAAAATACTCTTTGAAGAAAAATCTTTTCCATATTAAACATAGGCGATCCTGATTGTATTTCTATTTCTGGTTGGATGTATAAGGTTTCCGGTTTGTATTGTCGTCCCTCACCAGTAACATCGTGTATAGGCCCATCATTCATGTATTGATATTTATCATTATCTTCCCAATAAGAATGAACATGTTCCTTTTTCTGTCTAGTCATAAGATCTATCGTGTGCAGTTTAGTATTATACATACCATTTGTTATGTTGTCAATTACCGAAAAGGCAGAATCGAAACTATAATTTATGATTTGTTTATTTGAAACATTTGGGTCGAGAGTATTATTTGGCATATCGCCCACGGTAAATGCGTTTTTAGGTTCCTGTTGCGTATAATATTCTAAAGGTTTGAATTGATAATCTTTTGTAGTTTCAAAAAACATATATGAAGAAGTTTTATAGGTGTCAGAAAATGCTCTCTGTGTTAAAAACGCCAGAGCCCGCATTGGGGTAAAGTTGGGAATGACAAACGCAGTTTCATTCTCATATCTGTCATCACTTTCTTCAAGTTCGAGGGTTTTCTTAGACTCTAGTTTGTCAAAACATTTTTGTGCAATTTCTGTCGCGCTCCCAGTAAATTGTTTTGATATTCTAGTCTCAAAATTCTTTATCACATCTTCTGTAGTTAAATGCAAAGTAAAATTCATGGTGCTGCCTACAACAGTCACATCGGAAATTTTACTTACTATCATATTCAATAATGTGCTTGAGTCATCAATATTTTTAGAAGAATATTCGAGATCGAATTTTTCTTGTCCGATAATGGGCATATATCTCATCATCCCACTCGTATCAGCAAACGACACAGTGGCAGTAACGCTGGTTGAAAATATATCTTCATACACCCGTATTGTTCTATAAAACGGAATAAGGTTTGCTTCATCGAACCCATTATGGGCTGTCAGTTTCATTTCTCTAATTTCAAAATCGCCTGCGCGATTATATGCCGTCTCCGCCATTATTTAATAATCCTTTTCCATTCTTTAACGAACTGATCTGCAATTTCTTGACGAATAATTTTTATTTCTCTAAATTTTTCGTTTTCTTTGTGTTTCTCATCCCATCTAGAAAACATAGTATATGAAAGTCTTTCTACGTTTTCTAATAGGGCATAGGATTCGTTCGAAATATTATGTCCAAGATCATTATGCATATAATGTACCGGAGTTTTCTTTGCGATGTCTAAAGGTAAAACTCGCAGTTCTTTGGCCAAAGGAATCCAACCAGATCTAAAACTATCAGTTTGTGGTGAAATATACAAACCGTTCCAAATATACCAACTATCTTTGATTCTTGCAAGATTTCCCGCACCCCTACCATTATATCCGTCTAAAGAATTGGAATCTGTGCCTTCGACATAATGTTGTGACGTTGCATTTACAACATTAATTCTGCCCGAGGCTCCTGTGTCCGAACAGTGATAGTAAATATAATCCGGTGCGTCTGCTGGTACTTCCCATGTGGCAATACCATCGCCGAGCCTACTGATATTAAGACCTTCCCTATATTCCCCCACATATGCATTTTTCTGCCACGCCCCAATTGCCCGTGTTGACAAATAAAACTTTGTCTGATTCGAAAACCAAACATTGAAAACCGCCGTATGATTTCTATACACGGTTATAGTTTTACCCCCCATTGGTTCCGGAGATGTTGGAGTTGACACATTTATCGCTGTAGGCGCATAGTAGTCGTTTAAAGTCATTGTGAATTCTTGATCGTAAGTCGTTCTTTTTGGCAATCCGTTATATACAAAATTCCAAGAATTTGTCCCTGCGGCCCACTCATAGGTCTTGTCAGTATTTTCCACATAAACAACTTGTCCGTCAAAACCGACCTGTGGTAGTTGCGGAAGTTGATCAATTCTTTTAAGTTTTTTATGTGGCATCTTATCTGGTCTGTATTGTGCCAGTATAGTATCTAAAACTTCGGTATCGTGTTGTGGCCATTCAGAATACACATCTTTAATGTCATTAGCGAGCAGTATAATCCAAGACAATTTAGGATCTCCATAATATCTATATGCAAGATTTTCTGGGGTGTCGCCACTTTGGAGAACGTAGTGGACGATGTTTCTACTATCTCTCATATATTTTTTAAGAATATATGCATAAGTGAAGATATTTTTAGCATCTACAGGAGTTTTAGTTCTGTTTATGTCGTATTTAATATTGGTAATATGGTTAAACATTTCTTAATACCCCGCGGCCGCGTCTGATTTAGTAACAAGTTGTACCTCTTGAAACGTCAAATTCATTGCAATCACTGAAGGTGCGCCCGTATTCTTAAACTTGCCAAATGAACCATTGCCCCCAAAAGTGACTTCACAATCAGTCAGCACAGATGGTTTTATCTTATGCAAATAATCTGCTGGAGCTCCATTTATAAAATATTCTATTTCGAAATAATTTGGTGGTGTAAAAAAACTTCCAGAAGCATTTACGTCTGGAAGCATCTGAATACGAAACCATTTTATAATATCTGCCATTTGAGCGCTTTCGGACGCAGTTCGTGGCATTATGTTATATTGATACGAAAAAGTTCTATATTCAACACCTTTAAATAGAACATGTCTGTTTGCCGCGGCAGAGGTCATGCCGGCGGCCTGCAATCCCACTTCAGCACTGTCGCCACCCAGACTACCTAAAATTCCAGCGGCGTCTGTACCAATTCCCAGAATCTTATCAAGTGCGTTGACCTCCCCATCAGAAAGATTGGCCGTCTCCCCCATAATGCCTGAAAGTAAACTGCCGTTGGCCGTTCCTTCGTAGTTTGATTTAGAAGAATTGGCCAAACTTTCCGGTATAAACAATTTTACATTTCCTTGCGGTTCCAATGCCGCAGTGGCACTACCGGCGGATGTCATAGAAGTATAGCCCGGAACATTATTCGAATATGCCTTAAAGGAAATAAAATCAGTATCCTCAGAACTTCCGCCCTCGGCGTCTGATGGAAAAGATGCAGAAAAATTGGCAAGTGAGCTCGCATCACCCGCGACCGCTCCACCCATTCCGCCCGGGCCTTGCTCCCTGTTCATGTTCGACTGCTGCCATGCAACATTCATCGGTGCTTTTGCCATAAATAGTTCTCCTAAATAGTTAAATATATTTATAAAGGTTTTTGGTAGTCGAAATGAGAAGGTTCACATATAAAGGAAAATATAATCCGACGAACGGCGAAAAATATGTTGGAAATACAAAAAATATCGTTTATCGTTCCATGTGGGAACGTCGATTTATGAAATATTGCGATGAAAATCCTGAAGTCCTTAGTTGGTCGAGCGAAGAGTTGGTTATTCCCTATTTATCTCCGGTTGACCGAAAATTGCACAGATACTTTCCAGATTTTTTAATAAAAGTAAAAAGAGGCGATAAAACTCAAACGATAGTCATAGAAGTCAAACCTAAAAAAGAAACGAAACCACCAAAGAAAAAGAAAACAATTACCCCCAGATATCTATACGAAATGAAAACGTGGAGCGTGAATGAAGCAAAGTGGAAAGCCGCAAATACATTCTGTTTGGATAGAAAATGGGAATTTAAAATTATTACAGAGGATCAAGTAGGAAGATAATGTCAGATTTTACCCCATTACTCAAAAGATTAGAAGCCCGAGGCATTCGTCCAAACACAAATGCCGCGCGAAATTGGTTTAGAACTAAAGTGAGCGAAACCCGAATATCAAGAAAATCTCTGTTGGCAGATAGCACAAGAGGATTTTCTGGATTGGAACTCGGCGCGATGTATTGTTATTCATACGATCCCAAGTGGAAATTAAAACTAAAATACTACGATGAATTTCCACTCATTTTCGTCATAGAAAAACTTAAAGATGGCTTTGTTGGAATCAACCTACATTATGTCTCACCACAACGAAGATTGTTTATTATGGAGTCTCTTTCTAAAGTTGTCTCCGACACACGGTACAACAAAGAAACAAAATTAAAGATTTCGTATAACATTCTAAAAGCTTTGTCTAAATATAACGTAATCAAACCCTGTCTGAAACGATATCTATATACTAAAGTCAAAGGAACCTTTGTAAAGATAGATGCAAACGAATGGGATGTTGCGGTATTCTTACCGGTCCAGAAATTTCAAAAGGCACCTGCCGCCAAAGTTTGGGCAGAAAGTGCAAGGAGTCGTTAATAAATGTCTTTCAATCCATCAATATCAACCTTTGTATCTGAAATAAGCAAAAAAGGACTGTTGCACGCCAACAGGTATATATTATCTATCAACGCCCCCGAGGCGATAAACACTGGTGCTGACGGTGGAAATCAAGACATGCAGTATAGAGTTGCAGACTTTACATTGCCCGGAAAATCCGTTTCGACCGTAGAAACAAAAGTGTATGGACCGGTCAGACAGGCACCATATGCAATGACATATGACCAAGTAACATTCAGTCTGCTATTAAGCGAAGGGCTATCGGAAAGAGAATATTTTGAAAGATGGATGAATTTAATTGTTGACTATGAGTCGCACAAAGTTGAATATGCAGAAAAATATTTAGGGGATATGACACTATCTGTATATAATGCGGCAGGGGATATAAAACAGGCATACAATTTTGTAGATGCGTTTCCACTCGCATTGGGCGATGTTGCGTTTGCATATTCAAACGAAGAACCTGCCACCTGCCAAATCACAATATCTTATCTAAAATATATTTCCAGCATGACGCACGAAAATGCGGCACGTAGTGGGTCAGATGTCGCAGATCTAGTAAAATCGACAGTATCTTCACCAGATACTCCAAACTCATTGACTGCTGGATATCAGGGTGCAAGGAAGGCATCTGACAGGACAGTTAAAAAATTAGAAAATGCAAAAAGTACTCTGGAAAATGGCAAAAGAAGTTTAGAAGAGACGGTCAATCAAAGAGTAAGTTCTGCACTAAATATTGAGAGCAAAGCAAAAGAAAGAGTCCGATCGTTTGGAAGTCGTTTCGGCCGTTAATTAACTTATGAGGAAAAATTATGTTACCACGGATTGATACACCAACGTATGAAATTACATTACCATCTACAGGTATAAAAACAAGGTTCCGGCCATTTTTAGTAAAAGAAGAAAAAATACTATTAATGGCTCAGCAAGGAGAAGATATAGAAGAAAAAATACACGCAATAAAACAAATAATTCGAAACTGCCTAATTGAAGATATTGATATTGACAAGTTGGCGACATTTGATATCGAATATTTGTTCGTTAATTTGAGATCTAAATCTGTAGGAAATATAATAAACCTAACATATAAGAGAACAGAGTGTCCAGACAAAGATGGTGGAGCAGGGGATTGTGACATACCTTTTACGATGGATCTGGAAAATGTTGCGGTTCAAGAAACCGATGAAAACCACAGCACTACTATAGAATTGACCGACAGAATTAATTTAGTAATGAAATATCCAGATTTTCATATACTTAACAGCATTTTGCAGTCAGAAAATTATGATGACATTGTGGAAGTCATTGCAGGGTGTATTGAGTACATAACGGAAGATGACGAGGTATTAAACGCCACTGACTACACAACACAAGAACTTGTGGATTTTATCGAAAATCTGACACAAAATCAATTTGCGTCTATCAATGATTTTTTTGAAACTATGCCCGAAACAAGTTGTGCGGTAAATATAAGATGTAGAAAATGCGACTTTAAAAAAGAAATGAAAGTGAGCGGTGTGGCTGATTTTTTTTCCTAACCTTAAATCATGAATCCCTAATAAGTTTGTATAGGAATAATTTTGCACTAATGCAACACCATAAATATAGTCTGAGTGAGTTGGAAGGTATGATTCCGTGGGAACGCGAAGTCTATTTAAATTTATTGATAACTTATATAAAAGAAGAAGAACAGAGAAAAGCACAAAATCAATAAAGGACCACGAAATGGCACCGAAAAAATTTGAAGAAAATAGTAAGTATGCACATCTCGACAAGGACGGCGATGGAACAGTAAGTGATGAGGAAATGGCGATGGAAAGACAAATGATAGAATTAGAAGATCTGCGTAGTGATATGGAAAATGAAGATAAAAAACAAGACGCTCAAAGAGCGATGGCTTGGTTTGCTTTATTTGGAATGTTACTATATCCGTTCGCAGTCGTAATTGCAGTACTTATTGGGTTAGACAAGGCCGCCAGTATTCTGGGGGATATGGCACCAACATATTTCGTATCAGTCGCAGCAATCGTTGCTGCGTTCTACGCAAAAGAAGTAATGGGTAAAAAATAAATGGCAGATCTCGCATCAGTAACCGCAACACTGCAAAGAGAAAATGAGGCGGCGCTTGCTGCGTCCTTGGAAAACGCTAGCTCGGCGTTGCAGTCGTCTGGTGCGAGAGCCGCCTTCGACGAATTGACAACTATTTTAGATAGTCAAGAAGAGAGGACTGTTGAAGAATACAAAAAAACCCAACAACGTGTTGCTTCTCTACAAAGGTCTATCAGAAATCTCGAAGGATTGTCGAGGGCGGAAAGTGCAGCACTAAACCAAACTATGAAAGATGCACAGAATAGTATCAATCAAAATTCAAACTTTAAATCGACCGTGGGCGATGTCGTAAAAGGTGCTGCCAAAGGTGCTACTGGTGCATTGGGGAATTTAATTTCGGGTGCGTTATCCCAAAGTCCGATTCTTGCATTTGGTGCGAGTTTTATCGGTGAAAGAATTTCACAGTTTAAAGAACGCAAGGCAGCACAAAAGGCAGAAGAGGACCAAAGAGTAGAAAGACTTGCCGTTCAAGAACAGACCGAACAAAAAGAAATGCAGGTTCTTAGAGAAAGTATATCAAATGAAGATGCAATTCGGGCGTCAAATAAAACTCAAGAAGAAATTCAACGTGACGCCGCGGTGTCGGGGGTGTCCGAACAGGAAATAATAGATCAAGAAAAAGATATTATTATTAGGAAGGCCCAGGCATCGAAAGAGGCAGAAGATGCCGAAATAGCGGCCCGTAAAAATTTAGAAAAGATAGCGGAAAGATATGGAATATCTATATCCGATGAAGAAAATTCACGGCCCGCTCCTACACCAAATGACAATATACCCGCTCCTACACCAAATGACAATATATCACCGGCCGCAGTTCAAGACATCCCGTCCGCAACAGAAGAAATTGAAAATACGGACGCACAAACTGTTAGAAGAGGGCGGGGCCCGGATCTACAACCAAGAGCACGGCGGGGAACATCCGACAATGAGAATATTTCTACACCGGCGGAGGGTATCACAACCGACACGGCATCCACGCAAGGCGAGTTTGGCACCGATGGAGAGGTGACACAGCTCACAGAAACCCAATTAGAATTTCAACCGTTTCTTGAAAAAATTTATGACGAATTGGTCTGGCAAAGAGAAAATGCAGACAACCCCAATTCGTTAGAAATTGAAGAGGCGAGAGAATTACGCCGTGAAAGAAAAAAGAGACTTGATATCGAATTGGCACAACTCAAGGCAATGCAAGAAGGGGCGCGAGGCGGCGCTGGTGGCAGGGGTGCTGCTGGTGGTGGTGGAAACGAAGGAAGTTTGCTAGACACTATTGGTGATATCGGTGGGGGTATTGCAGCACTTCAAGGATTAAAAGGCGCGTTTAAACTATTTAAGAAAGGGGGGTTCAAGGGTCTAGTAAAAGGAATTCCTGCCCTTCTTGGATTATCGACGGCGTTAAATGTTGTATCAGATGTTACAGATGTTGTACCAGATATTTCTAATACAACGACCACTTCAGGAAATAATCAACAGGGTACAAATAATCAACAGGGTACAAATAATCAACAGGGTACGGGCTCAGGCAGAAACACTAAAAATTCAAAACTTGGAAGATTGAAGAACTTTTTTTCATCTATGGCAACAAAAATCAATCCTAAAGTCCTAGCAGGAACCGCTGTTGCTGGAGCTGGAGCCGCCGTAGCGGCCAACCAATTTTTGTCTGATGATAGTGTTGACACTCCTGATAAAAATAAGAATATTTCCACGGCCCCAGACGAATTTGACGGCGTTGATAGAAAAACTTCTACAGAACAGAAAAATATGGAGGCACCAAAAGGTACTGACACCGGAGATCTACAGGCACAAGAAACTACAAGACAAGCCGATTTAGACAAAAACCGTATTGCGGATGCAGAAACAGAAAAATTCAATCGAAAAAATAATGTTGTCGAGTTAGATCCCGCAAAGCCCAAATCTGTTCCGGTTGCCGCCAACGCAAATGTAAAACCCGACACAAACATGCCTACCAAATCCGCATCCAGTTCGCCAAAAGTAAGTGCGAAACCCAGAAGTGGGGGTGGTGGACTTCAAACCGCAAAGGACTTAGTGGGAAAGAAGGCCGCTGGTGCTGCTGCGGCCATATCAAATGTCGTGAAAATTCCAGATGCCGCATCTAGCGTTGTGGAAACAGGCAAGAAAATCGCGCAAAAGAAAATGAAAGGTATTTTAGGGAAAAACTTCACTAAGATGGCAACAAAGATGGTGCCCGGCCTTGGTATACTTACGGGTCTCGGTTTTACCGCTGGAAGGCTTTGGGATGGAGATTTTCTTGGTGCCGCGGCAGAAGGCGCTGGGGTATTTTTACCTAGCGTATCAGGCGCTGCGCTTGATATTGGTTTAATGGCAAGAGATTCATATAACGACTATTATGGTACAGACGACAACCCCCGGCCGTTAGAGGACGATCTTGCAAATAATCCAGTACAGGCACAGGCCCGCCTCGATGAAAT